CACCTGCATTCAAATCACTCCCAATGAACTTCAAGCAACTGACAACTTCCAGTTGGCTCAATACAAAATAAATGTGCCGGTCAGCAAAACCACACTTGTGAGAAGAGACAGTTTGAAAGCTATCGTTGATCTTGGAATGGATCAGATATCAGAAACAGAAAATTGGCTTCACTTCAAAAATCAAAATGGTCTTGTTGTCAGTTGTAGAAAATATGAGATTGGAACATTTCCAGATTTCTCAAGCGTGATTGAATTTGATGGTGAGAAAACAAAACTCCCAACCGGAATTTCTGATGCTGTTGAAAAGGCTCAAATATTTTCATCTGAAAATCTTGATACTGATTTGATATTGGTCGAATTGAAATCAGGGAAGTTTCGAATTCGTGGTGAAGGTTCCAATGGCTGGTTCACCGAAGTTCGCAAGGTGGCGTATTCCGGAAATGATTTGAGCTTTCGAATTGCTCCGAAACTTTTGATTCAACTTTGCAACCAACACGATGAATGTGAATTAAACAAAGAACGGATCAAGGTTCAGTTCGATAATTTCACATACGTCACATCATTAAACATCGTTGAAGAAAATGAATAACGGGTTTTTCAATTCGTCTCTTTTGGAATCCAAAGCTCCTCAAAGCATTCTTCCAAAATGCGGAGCTTGCGGACTTCATAAGAAATGCAAATCTCCGAAGTTGAGTGTTGCCGGAAAAGGCAAGCGGAAGATTCTGATAATTTCAGAATGCCCATCATCGAAAGATGATGAAGCGGGAAGAATGTATTCATCAGCAAAGCCAAGTCTTCCCCTTGAACTTGCGTTGGCAAAAGCCGGAGTCAATCTTGAACGTGATTGTTGGTTGACTTCGGCTTTGATTTGCCACACGGACAAAGAGCCAACATCACAACAGATTGAATTCTGTCGCCCCAACTTGGTGAAGCTCATCAAGGAATTGAAACCTGATGTGATCATTCCTCTTGGGAAGTCGGGCATCACTTCGATCATTCCGCATCTCTGGAAAGATAACATTGGAACCGCTTCACGTTGGTATGGTTTTCAAATTCCATCACAACAAATCAACTCTTGGATTTGTCCGACTTTCTCACCAAGTTATATTCACCAAATGAACAAGGCCAATGATGTTCGGAAAGATGTTCTGAAGATTCATTTCCGGAAACACATTCAAGCCGCTGTTGAGTTGTCCGGAAAACCATTTGATGAGATTCCAGATTATCAAAGCCAAGTTGAAATCATTGATAGCCCAACACAAGCCGCCAAGATAATTCGGAAGATGATCAAGCGTGGTGGAATGGTTGCGTTTGATTATGAAACGGATCGACTCAAACCAGACAACGACGAATCTAAAATTGTTAGTTGTGCGATATGTTACGAAGGCAAAAAAACGATTGCTTATGATTGGAGCGGTGAAGCAATTGAAGCAACCAAAGAACTTCTTCATTCACCACTTCCAAAGATTGCTTGCAATTTGAAATTCGAAGATCGATGGACTCGAAAGCATTTTGGAAAACGTGTTCGGAATTGGTTTTGGGATACGATGTTAGCGGCTCATGTAATCGATCAACGGCCAAGAATCACAAGCATCAAATTTCAATCGTTCGTTCTTCTTGGTGCTTCATCTTATGATGACCACATCAAAAAATACTTGATCAGTTCCGGAACTTCTGAAGTGAACAACATTCACCAGATAGACCGGAAAGAACTTCTGACATACAACGGACTTGATGCGGTTCTTGAATACGAAGTTGCCATGAAGCAAATGAAAATTCTTGGTTATCCTAAGCCGAAAAGACTCTAAAAACTTTTTTGAAAAAATGCAGATTTAGGTGTTGCATGTTTCTTATACGTCCGATATATTACTTGTATAAGACTTAAACATTCAAACTTCAAACACGGAAACAAATCAAATGTCAAATCCAACTCGCAAAGAATTCAGTTACCTAGAAGTTGCAATCTCAAATTTCTTCGACGTAAACCCAAAGAACCTATTCACACAATACAACCTTGAAACTCCTTATCTTGGTGATCAGATTGCTGAACTTGCTTTTGACATCAACGGCGGTTCAGAAGAATTACAAATCCGCTTTTTCGATGACAACACTTTTCAGTTCACTTGTGTTTCACTTCAAGGTGAATACTCATCACCTCGAAAACCTAATCCAAAAAATGGACTTTCGAGCTTAACCGTTGAAGCGGGTCTTTGGTCACAGATGGCGGTTTGGACAATCGATCAAACTGCTAATCTTGTTTAACTCATCGCAAAACCTGAGCAAGTTTTCAAACTGCTCTTTTTCAAACACTTCAAACACGAAAGCAAAATCAAATGACTATTTCAGACAAAAGCATTCAAGCCGGTTGGGGACTCACTCGAAATCCTGAAATCAAAAAACGATTGAGAAGCATCAATTCAAATTTACAATTTGCAATCACTGTTGATGAAGTCAAAGTCAAAATCAACGAACCAGATTGCAAATTTTCGGGAACACAATATAAAGTGAATTTGTGGTTCTCAGATTATGAAGGAGATTGCCGAATCTCCGGAAGTTACAAAAACAAAACCATTTGGCTTCATCTACCATATGAAACAATCAGCCGAACTCACTACACTCCAGAAGAAGCACTTGATGAACTTTTGTGCGACATTGAAAACAATCATCTGCAAATGTTAAACACTGAGCTTCTTTATTAATCTCCTCCGAACCACCTGAGCAAGTGGAAAAACTGCTCTTTCAAAATTGGTTCAAATCGATAATCAATTGAGGGTGAAGAATGGACGCTTACGAAGTTGAATTGAAAACTTACTATGCCGATGAGATTGTGATCGAGCAACCGTTTGGTGATCACTATGAAATCAAATTCAACAATTCAATTTGGTTGAAGCTCAAAGTTTTCAAATCTGATAAAGTCCAAAAATCTGAAATCCTTGAGTGGGTATTTGACAACCCAAAAAAAGATCATCCAACAGAATCAAATCATTTGTTGTTTTGGTTGGATGGAAGAGAAATCATTCGTGGTGATTATTGGGATCAATATGATGATGAGATGGCAGAACGGAAATTGGTGCAACTCACCGATGAATTTTTAACGCAAAATTTTGAGATGGAAATAAAACCTGAAAATGAAAACTGAACTATACAAAAAACATCGACCGAAAGAACTCTGGGAAGTAATCGGACAAACGACAACAACACAAATTGACAAGATGCTGAAGAACAAAAAGTTTCCTCATGCTTCTTTGTTTGCGGGCCCGTCTGGTTGTGGCAAAACTACACTTGCCAGAATCATCAAAGAGAAATTGAATTGCAGTGATTCAGATTTCAACGAAGTCAATTGTGCTGATTTTCGTGGGATCGATTTTGTGCGGGAAGTTCGATCATCAATGAACTTGGCTCCACTTGGTGGAAGTGTTCGAGTCTGGTTGATTGATGAAGCTCATCAATTGAGTTCACAAGCTCAGAATGCGTTTCTGAAGATACTTGAGGACACTCCACAACATGTTTACTTCATACTGGCAACCACTGAGCCACAAAAGCTCCTGAAGACTATCCGCACAAGATGCACAACTTTCACTGTTCAAGGATTGAACTTTGATGAATCAGAAACTCTAATCAAAACGATTTGCCAAAAAGAAGAAATCGAACTTGAAGAAGAAGTGATTGAAAATCTGATCAAACTTGGTGAAGGATCAGCCAGACAGATTTTGGTTCTCATGGATTCAATCATTTCAATTGATGATCCAGAAGAACAACTTCAACTTCTGTTTAAGAGTGATACCAAAAGAGAAGCCATTGAGATTTGCCGAGCGTTGTTCAAACCCAAACCGATTTGGGGAGAGGTTGCCGCTGTTCTCAAGAGCGTGACAGAAGAACCGGAATCATTGAGGTGGTTGATTCTATCTTATGCAAATTCTATTTTGCTCACACAAAAAAACAAAAACGGAAAATCAATTCGAGCGTATGAGGTCATTGATTCTTTCAAATCAAATTTTTATGATTCTAAGAAAGCCGGATTGTCAGCCGCTTGTTTCGAAGTTATTTTTTCAGATTCCGAATAATGAAAATCTGTTCAACTCGATAATCAATAAATCATGGGAAGTACATTATCGGTATAGATTCCCGAAAAACGAAAACCGAAAACTCATGAGATTTGAGTTTTTTAATCTATCTAAAAACAATAATTAACAAATAAGAAAGAAAGACAATGAGTGAAGAAAAATCAATTTTACAAATCGATCAATTCAATCTGGATCTTGAGTGGAAGAACCAACCAATTGCCTATTTTGATATGGCTACAAAACTAGCAGAAGCAAAAGCGGAACTGGATATTTGCAAAACTGAATTCGATGTTCTCAAAGCAAAGACTTCCATGGACGTTCGATCCAATCCAGATTCTTACGGACTCGACAAGCTAACAGAATCAACCGTGAGCAATGCGGTTATCACTCAACCGGAATACATAGCCACTTTCGAAAAGATCAACGTAGCAAAGCATCGTGTTGATTTACTTCAAGCCGCTGTTGTCGCACTTGATCACAAGAAGAAAGCTCTTGAAAATCTTGTGAGCTTGCACGGTCAGAAATACTTTGCTGAACCTCACGCCAATCATGATACATCTGAAATCTTGGATGACATGGACAAAACTAGAATCCGCACAATGAGAAACCAAAATTCTAATTCTTAATCAAAGGAAACCGAAAATGAAAAAACGGAAACTCAAACTTGGTTCAGCTAGAAAGAAAGCTGAATCACAATCACAACCATTTGAAAGAACAGCCTTTCGAGTACCTGAAGGAATGGAAGTGTTCAAGCTGAAAGAGGAAGGAAGAAAACGGATTGAGATTCTTCCAGTCTTAGCAACCGAAAGGAATAGACATGGGGTTGCTGGAAGTCACACTTTTGAAGCCACTTATTATGCGAATCGGTTGGGTGCTGATAATCAGGTTTACGTTTCACCATTTACATTCAAACAGCGTTGCCCTGTTCTTGATGAATACGCCCGATTAAAGAATGATCCAAATGCTGATGAAGATGTTGTGAAAAGTCTTCGAAAAAAAGAACGTCAATTGTTTTATGTCATCGATCATGATGAACCTGAAAAGGGCGTTCAACTTTGGGATATGTCATATTGGCTATTTGGCAAACAGCTTGATGAAACAATTAAAATGTCAGATGAAGAAGATGATTTCGATCAGTTCTTTGATCCATCTGAAAACGGATTGACCGTCAAACTTGGAGTTGTTGAAGATCAGTTTGCAGGAAACAAATTTTTCAAAGTGGCAACAATTGCTTTTGCCAAACGAAAAGATGAGATTGATGAAGAGCTTTGGGAAGACTTGGAGCCGCTGGAAAATCTGTTGAAAGTGCTTTCCTATAATGAGCTTAAAGCTATCATGAACATGGAAGAACCGGAAGCAGAAGAAGAGCATGTTGATGATCCTGAAATTGAATCTGATGAATCCGAAGAAGAAGTTGTTGCTTCAGTTGTTGGCACTGATGACAACGATGACGACTGGGATGAAGACGATGGAGATTGGGAGTAATTAACAGGAGACGGACAGCCGGATGAGGTGAAAACTTCATCCGGCTTTTCTTGCTTGAGGGATATACAATGAAGACAGAAGAAATTGAAGAGCTATTAAAAGCACCAGAGAAAGAACCGCCAATCCAAAGTTCAGATTGGCTTTCAACCGGATCGGCACTTTTGAATTTGTCGTGTTCGGGAAATGCCAAAGGTGGATTTGCAAAAGGCAAATATCATTTTATCGTTGGAGATTCAGCAAGTGGAAAGACTTGGTTGAGTCTTACTTGTTTAGCTGAAGCCGCAATGAATCCGGAGTTTGACAACTATCGATTCATCTATGACAACGCCGAAGATGGAGCGTTGATGGACATTCAAAAATTCTTCGGAGCGAAAGTTGCTGAACGAATTGAATCACCCATGATTGATGAAGATGGATTGTTGGATTACTCATCCACGATTGAAGAGTTTTATTTCAATGTTGATGATGCAATTCAAGAACAGAAACCATTCATCTACATTTTGGATTCAATGGATTCTCTGAGTTCCAAACCGGAGCAAGATAAATTCGACGAACAAAAAACCGCCATGAGAAAAGGCAAGGAAACTTCTGGTTCGTATGGAGATGGCAAAGCCAAAATCAACTCTTCACATTTGCGGAAGATCATGCCGTTTCTAAGAAAGACCAAATCAATTCTGATCATCATTAATCAGACAAGAGACAATCTTGGTTTTGGATTTGAAAAGAAAACTCGTTCTGGTGGTCATGCGTTGGTGTTTTATGCTTCACTGATTATCTGGTCAAGCAAAGCCGGACAACTAAAAAAATCAGTGAGAGGTAAGGACAGGGAAATTGGAATCACTTCAAAAATCAAAGTGAAGAAGAACCGATTCACCGGAAGACTTCGTGAGATTTCAATTCCTCTTTATCATTCATTTGGGATTGATGATGTTGGATCATCCGTTGATTATCTTGTTGCCGAAAAGTATTGGACGAAGACAAAGCAAACAATCAACGCTGATGATTTTGAAATCAAAGCAACCCGTGAAAAACTGATTCGGCAAATCCAAGAACAAAACCTTGAATCAAAACTTGCTGAACTGGTTGAACAAGTTTGGAATGAGATCGAAAACGAATGTGCCATTGATCGAAAACCAAAGTATAGTTGAACACCCTCGAACCTGAGCAAGTTGTAAAACTGCTCTTCTTTTCTGCTTTCAATCTGCTCAAAATCTTTTTCTAAAAAATGCAGATTTCTCTATTGCATGTTTCTTATACGTCCGATATATTACTTGTATAAGACTTAAACAACTCAAACACGAAAGCCAAAACGATGACTCAAGCAGAAATTAAAAACATGTTAACTGAATACGCAACTGAAGATGTTCAAACTGCAAAAGAAGAAAAGATGATGAGCATTTGTGATACTAAACACGGTGTTCTTGATGTTGAATTCATCGAAGGAACATTTTCAATCCGTAGCAAAGAATTCAATCGTGAAGGATTGACTGAAGCTCAAGCCATTGAAATGATTGCTGATTCTTACATCGTTGAAATGTAAACAAAATTAAACCTGAGCAGGTTTCAAAACTGCTCTTTTTCAAACCTTCAAACACGAAAGCAAAATCAAATGCACGACATAGTAATCAAAATCGGAAATTTCAAATCAACAACAATCGAAGTATGCTTAACTTCTCACAAAGGACACAAACACTTCGGACTTTCATCAATCGTCCATTCAATCAATATGAGGAAATCTTTTCTCCCCTCTTTGACTGCCGAATTGAAACTTGCCGGATTAAGTGTGGGGCTTCTTGAAACTGTCACGAAAGCAAAAACGATTGAATAAGAATCTCAAACCTGAGCAAGTTTTGAAACTGCTTTTTTTCAAACCTTCAAACACGAAAGCAAAATCAAATGAATATTAAAAAAGTAATCCGCAAACTGGATGCCGAAATAAAATGGATGCGGTCAGAATTAGATGATCTTGAGAAACTTGCGAGAAACTACAAGTTCAAAGAATGCCTTCCAGACGGAGTCATCCGATCCAGAGAAAAGTCTTGGTTCAATGAGAGACATCATTACACCAGAGGCAAACGGGATATGATGAAGTGGCGGATAACTTCTTTGATGAAAATCAGAGATGAGATCAAAGACAATTTGGAAATTGCTTCAGCACGATAATCAATAAACAAACCTCAAACACGAAAGAAGAAAACAATGCCAACTGAACTGCAACAAGTATTTGAAATCAAATTAACAAGAGCGGAAGCATGGGCAATCTTGGGAGCAACTCCTGAAGAAGATCGAGAAGAGCCGTTGAATTGGGTTCAACAAAGAATCGCTCAAATGTTATTTGAATCAACTCATCAAACACGAAAGAAGAATCATGCAACCACCAATTAAGAAGAAGCCAGAACCAACTTGGCGAATTGTGACAGTGACACAATCACACATCGACAAACTGAAATCAGAGGATCAGAATTATCAGGAATCCGATTTCATTCTTGGGAAGTACGATGTGGAAGTTACTCATCTGGATGGAACTAAAACATTCTATGGAAGTTATGGAACCAAAGCAGAAGCCAAAGAAGCCATTCAAGGAATGAAGAAATCGAAAGCCTATTTCAAGTAAGGGAAAATAAAATGAGTCCTCAAGAACAAATTGAAAAAGAAGAACTGAAACAGAAGTTGCAAGAATCCGGTGAGCTTCATCAACCGCTTCATGAGAATATGAAATTTCATGATCTCGATGATGATGAATACAACGAGCTTCTTTCCGTGATGGGATGAATCATGGATTACTACACCAGAAAACGAAAGAAGAAAAAAAGATGGTTGCCCCATTTCCCGAATGAAGGAAAACTGAAGTTGAAAGTCTCACCACTTGAAGCAATTGCAATAATAAAAAAAACCAAAGAGAATTCAAATGATAAACTCAACAACAATCAAAAGAGCAAATAAAAACGTCGAACGAATCTGGGAAGGTTGGAGAGAAGAAAACAAGAAAACAAAATTCCGAGATTACTACACCAGAGGTTTGGGACAATGCGAAGACAAAGAAGGAATGATTCGCAAAATACAAGAATTCAGAAAAAGCGAACTAGCAAAAGAGATTCAAGATTTTTGTATGCCAGAGCTTGAAGGTAATCCACAAGAAGAATGTGATTACTACATAAGCCATGAAGACTGGTCTTCTGGAGTATACAAGGATAAAGTTTGGGGTTTGTGCATTACTGGGAAACTAACCGGATTTCAAAAACAAATCCGTAAGAGATACAACGAAGAAAAAAGAGTTTATTCACAATTTTATATGCCTTTGTATGGCATTGGCAGATTTCGAGACAACCCAACAAATTTGATGGAGCCTCAATGCTTTAGTTATATTTTGCAATCTCAGTATAGAAGATGCTTAAAACAAATTTCTATTGTTCTCAGTATGCCAAAAGAGCAATGGGACAAATACGAAATTCGAAGAATAGTCTTTTGTTTGGAAGTTGCGGAATGTCCTTGTACTGATAATTCTGATCCTGAGAAAAGATATCCAAGACAAGTAAGTGAACGAAATGAAAACCGTGATTCATGTAAATCAACATAAGATCAAATCAAATCGAAAGCACGACAAGAACGAACCAGTCCTGACAATCAAAACTTACAAGTCAAATGATTATGCTCATCAAGCAATCATTCGAGACGACAACGGAGAAGAGATTGTTCGTGTTATCTACTCACCAGATAAACCGCTTTCATGTGGAGCGGAAGTTTGGATTCAAACGGAATTGAAAGTTGAGGTTGTCACCGATGCCTAAAGGATCACAATTCGAACGTGACTTCTGCAAAGAATTATCTTTGTGGTGGACTGCTCAAGAAACGGATGAAATGTTTTGGAGATCGTCAAACTCTGGTGGTCGTGCAACCGTGAGAGCCAGAGCGGGAAAGACGACATCCGGACAACATGGAGACATTGCCGCCATTCATCCGGAAGGAATGAAACTGATTGACATCATCACCTTTGAATTGAAAAGAGGATATTCCAAAGACACGATTCACAATGTCTTTGATGCTCCTGAATCATCAGCGGTTCAGGTTTGGGAATCATGGTATCAGCAAGCCACCGAATCAGCACACAACGCAAACTCCGAAACTTGGATGATAGTTCACAAACGAGATAGGCGAGATGTGATGATCTACTTCCCGCAAAGATTCTATGATCTTCTAAAACGGAACACATGCTTTCAGAATGCCGATCCATATCATGGAAAGTATCTTCCGTTTGTACGCTTTCAAACTTCCATTCGAATGAAGAACCAAACTTCTCTGGTTGATAATATTGTGATGATGCGTTGGAGCGATTTCAAAGTTGCAGTTTCTCCAAATGTGCTTCGAAAACTTTTTTGAAAAAATGCAGATTGACCTATTGCAAATACTTTTATCTGTCGATTATAATTCTAGTATAAGAATTAAACATTCAAACACTTCAAACACGAAAGCAAATCAAATGAACTTCAAAACTTACCTCACAACGCTGATCGAAGAAAAAGGCCAAGCCACTCACAACGAAATCAATCTAGAAGGTCATATCGGCCTGACATGGGGAATGTTGATTGACTTTGTATCTGCTCCCGAAATGAAAGATTATCAATCAGACATCAAAACAACTCTTGTGAAAATTGATTTTCGTAATGGAGACATCTTTGACTATCTTCATCACTTAGCCAAAGGAATGGTTGCCGCTTTAGGGTATTAAGTCATTCCCAAACCTGAGCAAGTTTTGAAACTGCTCTTTTTCAAACACTCAAACACGAAAGCAAAATCAAATGAAATTCAAATCAATTTACGAAGCCGTCGAACATGTAATTAAAACAACACCATCTATCACTAGAAAAGAAGGTGACATGAATTACATCAATTATCAAGAAGCCATTAAAATCGCACGACAGATCATGAAGAAATCTTGAAGCGGAATCTAGAAACTGGGATGCCATCCGTCTTCACCTAAACCTCGATGGGGTGATAGTCTTTGGGGAGATGAAAAGACGGATGGCATTTTTCAAATCAATCTCAACTCGATAATAATATATCATGGACAAATTACAATCAATCATCTTCGATCTAAGTTTAGTTGTTGCAGACTGCAAACAACCGGAACAACTCACCAAACAAGATTTCCAAGAAATCAGTGAAGCAGTTCAACAAACTATCGACTACCTTAAAAATCAAAAATGAATCGAATCATTTTCATTTTGTTTCTCTTTGCATCATCCGCTTTTGCTGGTGAGGTTGAAGAGACTCGAAGACTTGCTGAGAAATACAAAGCCAAAGCGGAAGTTGTCTTGTGGGATTCGACTCGTGTTGATCTTCTCAATGATGAGTACGCCATTGAGGTTGAGTGGCCTAGAAAATGGGCTGAAGCTGTTGGTCAATCTTTGTATTATGCTGAAGTAACAAAACGCAAACCAGCAATCATTTTATTGGTGAAGGACAAACGATCCGAATCCAAATACATCTACCGATTGCAAACCGTGACAGCCAAACACGGAATCAAACTTTATCTGGAAGAGATAGATGACGATTAAAAAAATCAGGATTCGAAACTTTCAGAAACACAAAAATCTTGATCTGGAATTTTCTGAACGAATCACCTGCATCGTTGGCAAGTCTGACTCTGGAAAATCTGCAATCATTCGAACTTTAAGATTGGCTTGTTTGAATAAGCCAAACGGAAACTCTTTCATCACTCATGGAGAGAAAGAAACCAAAGTTGGAATTCAGTTCGATGATTCCAAATTGATTCGAACAAAAGGAAAAGTCAATTCGTACAAACTCAACAACGAAGAGTTTCATTCTTTCGGTTCATCTGTTCCGGATGAAATAACATCCAAACTCAAACTGGATGAAATCAATTTTCAATCTCAGCATGATTCGCCATTCTGGTTTTCAGAATCAGCCGGACAAGTCTCAAAGAATCTAAATGAAATTGTTGATCTTTCGATAATAGATACAACGCTTTCAAATTCTGCTTCAACAGTTCGAAGAACCAAATCAGATTTGGAATCTGTTCAACGATTACTTCAAGCAAACAAAGAAGAGTTGAACAAACTCGAATGGGTTGAAGCCGCTGTTGTAGAATTCAATAACATCGTGGAACTATCTGAAGCAATCGAAGAAAACGAAATGAGAATCAGCCAAATCAAAACCGCTTGTGAGAGTTACAAGAGAGCAAACAAAATTGCCAGTGATAAAAAGAGATTTGAAAGAGATCACAAAAGGCTTTCTAATCTGATCGATAAAATCGAGAATCCACAAATCAAAGAACTCGAAGATTTAATTTCTGACTTTGAAAGAGCAGAAGACGAAATCTCAAATCGTTCAATCGATCTTGCTGAACTAAAATCCGAACTTGATAAAATTGAAGTTTGTCCGACATGTCAA